TTATACTTCCTAAACCTTATCTGCTTGCCGCTACCCTTCTCAATGGGCCTTTTCTGTGCCCACTTGGTGTGAACGAGAAACGGTAACGCCCTTTTTAGTAAAACCCTGTCATAGTACTCCTGAATTGCCGGGGGTACTGTAACAGTAGTCACTATTTGACTCGCCATTTTATTACCTCCTCAATAACTTTTTGGTTGTCAAGTTTTTGTTGCCTAAATCCTTCCACTCTTTACCTGGGCTATGAGATTTTCCAACTCGTCATCGCTCAGGTCCTTAATTACTTTATCATCTTCCCAGGGAGACTTTCTTTTACCGCCCTCGGGTAGCCTAGCCGATTTGCCGCTCTCAACCACCGGGGGCTTACTCGACTTTGAGACCCTTTGCTCCGGCTTCTTTTGTTCCTGCCCCTGCGTCGAGGCTATATACTGCTCCACGGCCTGCCTTGCCTGTGTGTACAGCCACAGAAAAGCCTGCGGGTCCACGTCGGCCTGCCTGGCAATCGCAGCTGGTATCTGTTTGTTTGCCAGCCAGTATGATATCACCTGGGCGGTGTACTCAAACAATGGGTCCTGCCTAACCTGGCTTATCACCTGCTGGTACTGCTGTTGTGCCGTAAGAGTCAAGACAGCCTCCTTGGTCTTTCTGTCGGCAATCAGTGACGCCACCCTGGCTACATACTCCTCAAAAGATTCATCATCACCCTGAGGTGGTATGTCAAACTCGACTTTCCCCTTATCAGTCCCCTGTCTAGGTTGCTGCTCCTGTCGAGGCTGCTCAGGCAAGGCGGTAACCTCGCCACGCATGCGCCTGTCGACCAGGTCCATTAAGTCGGGGTTACTAATGAGGGTCTGGATAACCTTCTGCCAACCGGCAAGCTGTTGTGTCTTCAGGGTGTAGTCTAGTCCCATCTGGGCTAACCTTACCAAGTTTTCAACCTCATAGACAGGGTACTCCTTGCCGTAGCGTTTAAGCACGACAAGAGGCTCGTCCTGTCGTTCTTCCTGCCGCCCTTCCTCTTGCTCTTCTTCTTCTTGCCCGGTGCCCTCCTGTTCCTGGACACCTTCGACCGGTTGTTCACCCTGACGCGGTGACTCTGGCTCCTCTACCTCTGTTTCCTTACCTTCAGACTCATCACGCCCCGGGCTAGGCTCCTTTCCCGTATCGTCGCTGCCTTCAGTTACCTCAGGCTCGCCCTCGCCGTCCTCGTAGATTCCACCAGAGAACAGTCCCGGCACCTTTTCACTGAAGTCCAAGTCGTCCACGGTTTGGACATCCTCGCCGGTGATGTTAGTCTTTTTACTAGGCATTTAAACTCCTCCTCTTAGGATATCTAGATATTATTAAAATAACGTGTTGCCCTTTCAGTTTCGTTTTTAATGAACCTTACAAACCCGGCAACGCCTTGCCACCTCTTAACCTCGTTCGCTATCTCCTCGTCGCTCAGGTTACCCGCCAAAAGTCTGGCCTTGAGGCTGGACAGGTACATTTCCTGCCATTGCTCCAGGCAGTCCAGGTCCAGGCGAAGCGCCAGCTCCTTGACTCGGGACAGCCTCAGCTGTAGTTCCTCCTCCATTTGGGCTACCTCCCATTGATGCCAGCAGCTGCATTATATCTGCCCCGCCACCTTGTAATCCCGGCTGTGCAGACACTTGCTCCACTGGATTTATTATATACGCGTTTACATCTTTGTACCCCCAGGAGCGAAGTAAACTTTCCACAACATGGTACACGTGCTCGGGCATCATTAACCCCAACTGAATTAGCTGAGGGGCCATCTGTAGCAGCGTCATCATCTGCTGCTGACGTTGCTCCTCCAGGGCCATGTTGGCTCCAACCTCTACGTCTATATCAAACTCGCCTCTTAGATCATCAGGTTCAAACCTTACAGGCTCGTTGAACAACCTAATGGTAAAACCTTCGCTAATAAACTGCTGATTCAATGAAACCATCATCTTGAACAGCGGCTTGAAACCAGTCTCGGCAAAAATTCGTCCAATCAGCTCTATGCGCTGCTGGGACGCGTTCATAATCAAAGAAACACCGGTTGCAGTTTTGTTTAAACTCCTGGCGTCAAGCCCTTGGTTGTAGCGGGTTATTCCGTGCCGTTGTTCTATCTGTGTCTGAATGAACTCCAAGGCCATAATGGACACCTGCTGAAGCGGCTGTGGAGTTACCGGCCTTACCGCGTCAACCCTGTCGGTGCGGACAACCCCGCCGGGGCGTGGGTTAAGCAAAGACTCCATCTCGACGCCCTGGTTTCTGTCAACTATCCACATCTGGTTATTGATGAAGGATAAGTTGTCCAGCATTTGCCTAAGGATTGAAGTCTTAGCCTTCTGAAAGTCTCCAATTAGGTGGCCCATGCCCACACCATCAAACTGGAAGGGCACCAGGGAGGGCCTTAATATTACAAAGGGTGGCCTGCCATGGTTGTAGGGATTCTTTTCCTTGCGGAGTATCGTATCCCCGGCCACCACAACTAGGTAAGGCTCGGTTTTACCGGAGTCATCTAAGTCTAGCTGCCCCCAGTACTCCCACACCTCCACCTCTTTCCTCCCCTTCTGGCTGGAGTTTAGAAACGACCACGGAGGCGACTGCCCAAACTCGGCCGCACGCTGGGCCTTAACATAGTCAGCCGTCTCGCCCCTAGGAGTATTTACCCAGGCCTCAATCTTCTCTACGTTCTTGTACACCCCGGCATCCTGCATTCGGTACAACTCATCTAACGTACGAAACACTCTGTGGACACAAAACTTTGCGTCCTCAATACAAGAGGCCGTTGGGTCAATATAAAAGTCCTCTAACGGAATTACCTCAAATTGTGGTCCCTCGAAGGTTTTTATAACACGTTTGCCCACTATGTTTTTGTACCTGACAGTTTCCAGCTCGGAACCTATCCTTATCCCAAAGATGCTAGGCGCTGGGGCAATTTCTACCTCCCTGTCATATTGTAGTATCTCAACGGCCGGGTCAGATTGCAGGTCCAGGAAGTCCTCCTCAGGCAGCTCGGCAAACTCGAAGGGTTCCTCCCGGTACTGCTGCGTCCAGGTAAGCTTACCTACACCGCTGCCCCATATAAAGGCGGCCTTCATCCAAAGATAACTCTTCTCAAACCCGTTCATTCCCTTGAAGAACTGGTAATTTAGTAGTTTAGTAAACATCTCGGCGTTCCTTACATCCTCTTCGCCGGTGGGGTTACAGATGACAACGTTTTGTCTCGAAAAGAACAGCCGCATCATCTGTGGCAATATCCACTCCACTGCGTCCATAACATCAGACGATACCACCTGGCTCCTGCCTTCCCTTTCGGTGCCAATTGACTTTGCCCGGTAGAGTTGATAAAACTCTTCCCACTGCGGTATCTTCTCGTCGTTTAACCTTTTTGCGGCTGTTATATCCTCCATCACCATGGCAAGGACCTTTGAGTCCTCGTCACTGACGGGAAAAGTTATCAACTCCTCGTTGCTTTCCTTCCTGCCCGCATTCAATAGCTCGTTTTTATCTTCCATACCCGCCCCCACCTAAAGGTTAATCTTTCCGGCCTTAGCTTTTGTCTTGTTCCTCATGGCCTCTTCAATTTTTCTCTGCCTGTTTAATACCTTTACAGGCTTAGGTTGCGTCTCATCCTTACTCACAACCTTTTCGGTGCTAACCTTGGGCTTCTTAGTCTTCAGTGACTGCATCATGGCAGAGAAAAGTCCGTCCTTGCTTAAGTTCTTATACCCCATCTTTATAAGAAACTCATCAATTTTATCCGGTATCTTATTATCCATTCGACTCCCTCCTTACCATACGTCCCTGTTTGGATATCTCAACGGCTCGTAGGCACTGTTTAGGTCAACCCATCTAGGCTCAAGCAGTAGTAGCCTGTAAAGACATTCCATGGCGTGGTCGTCCCTATCCTTTGGCCTTTCCTTTGGGCTGCGCTTATCCCTGGACGGGCCGCGCCACTCATCCCACTGGTATCGGCCAAACTCCCATATCGTTCTCTCGCAGGTATTGAACACGTACAGCTCCGGTTTTCCGTTGGTTCCCACCAATGCCTTCTTAACAGTCATTATCCCCTGCTGTAATGCCTTTGGTGCTGGATCGACCACGACACCGTAGTCCCTAAACTCGTCGGCCCATGTACGCCCGTTAAGAGGATTTTCCTCAAATGCTATAGGGTCGCAGATGGTTCTCACTACTTTGTCTGTCCCAGTCTTGGCCTTAATAAACATACACAACTCACTGATCAGGCATTGCTTAAACAACTCGTCGTATATATACTTTGTCCCGTCGGGGCCAACGGTAAGCCAAAGGACCATGTGAGGCGTTCTTGGGTGTGGGTCTATTGCCCTCCACCTGGGCCAGTGTGGCGGCACGGGAAATGGTTTTATAACATGCACTGACGGGTCAAATTCCTTGTACACAAGCCCCGACAGCTGTCTAAACTTGCCGTGAAGTCGCGTCTCCTTTTCTTCCGGGGTAAGCAGCGACGCAAACTGTGCGGCACCCTCGCTGGTAAGGCCGTAGCCAACGTTATCGTTAGTGTCAACCAATATCACGTCTATACTGCTACCAGAGCCGGCCTTAAGAAATAACTCATCATAAATCCAAGCCTCCTTTAAGGGGGTCATCGTTATCCAGGATACACCGTCGCTGTCGACCAGGCCACGCTGGCTAGCTATAAACACCTCCCTTCGGGGAGGCTCGTCATACCATACCCACTCGCCTGCCCAACCCTCAAATAAGTCGCTGTCCTGTTCGTTTGTCATTATAGTAAACGATGACCCGTTCACCAGTTCCCACATAGTCTCAACGCCTACGGCATTTTTCTTGGGAAATCCAGGCTTAAGTAACTCAGGCGGCAGCCACTCAAGAAGTTTTGGGACAATGATGTTTTTTGCCGTGGCCGAAAAGTCTTCGCACACAATTCTACCCCTGGACGGTATCTTAACTTTTACCTCCCTTGCAGGATCATCTGCAGGATACCACGGCCGCATGCCAATGCAGTGGGCGATAGCCTCAAGACATCCGGCAGTTGTCTTTCCAGACCGGTTGCCGCCCTGGAACAGCCGCACCTTAGCTTTGGACCTAAAAAACTTGTCCTGCTTCTTGTGTGGCCGAAACGCGGCTATCTTCCATCTCGCTATCCTTTCGGCCTGCTGGTATAACTCCTTTAGCCGCTCCTTGGGTAAGTCCTTTATTAAGTCCTTAATAACTGCAGCTAAGTTGTCTCTACTCACATGGCACCTCCAATGTATTGTGCCATGGCGGAGGGAGGGGTTCCGCCATGGCTAAAGGGAGGGGGACTAAAGTACCGCCGGGCACGTCCCCCGCTACTTACCCGTAAATTATGCCCGGCGATTCTTTTAGCCGCAAGTGGCAAAGCCACAGGACTGACAAACCTTACAACCCTCCGCCCTCACAAGAACGCCACCACAGGATGGGCACATGTCAACTTCCTTG